GAGTTTAGTCTTTTTCTTCCAGTATTCATTGAACTTCGTGAGGATAAGGATGTTGCCGATTCTTTATCTTCCATCAAGTAGGAGGGAGTATGACCAAGCATGATGAGTATTTTCAAGAAGTAGATGACAGAATCAGGTATTTTGTTACGGATATGGACGAAGAATTAGACAATATTGAACGATTAGTACGTGGAAACGAGTCTGCTGTACTACTTCTTCAATGGGTACGAGACACAATGCAACGTGTCGCAGAAAACTACGAAAGATAAATAAAAATATGCCAACATATGAATATCGCTGTGAAAAGTGTGAGCATTATTTCACAAGAAATGTAAGTATCTCTTCCATGTACGTGCCAGAGGAGGAACCATGTACTAACTGCGGTGAAGTTGCAGTCAAAAAGGTAATCATGACTGCCCCTACTCTCGGTGACCCTGTTCGTCTTGGTTTTCGACGACCCGACAATGGATTCAAAGAGGTCTTACAAAAGATACATGATAAAACTCCCGGCTCCACACTTAAAAACAACAGCAGTTACATCTAAGGACTCTCCGTCCATAATGAATCCCGGTAGGGCAATTGCCCGCCGGGATTTTTTACCTTCAACCTAGCGAGTGTTTTATGTCACGCAAAAAGCGCCTGAAATTGGTTACTTCACAAACTTACATTGTCCAAGAGGAACAAGAATCCAAACACAAAATCAAACTCGCAGATTTAAAAGAAATTTGGGCCCTAACAGAAAATCAGGAAAATTTTTTCAATTACTATCGAAAAGGACATAAAGCCATTCTGTGCCATGGCGTAGCAGGCACAGGTAAAACATATATCGCCATGCACAGCGCCTTCAAGGAAATTTTAGAAAATTCAGGATATAAAAAAGTTGTGATTGTTCGTTCTGCTGTACCATCCCGAGACATTGGATTTCTTCCAGGCAACGAGAAGGAAAAAGTGGAAGTGTATTCACAACCCTATCAAGAAATTTGTTCTGACTTGTTTCCACGATTTGGAGAAAGTGCTTATAACAAGTTGAAGGAACAAAGCCTTATCCATTTCATGGTCACCTCTTATGTTCGAGGATTAACCTTGGATAATTGTATTGTGATTGTGGACGAAGCTCAGAACATGAATGACATGGAACTGAACAGCATCATGACCCGAGTAGGTCAAAACACGAAAATCATCTTCTGTGGTGATTTCCGACAAACTGATTTACAGAAGCGAAATGATTTGTCTGGGTTGAAAAAGTTCATGGCCATTGCCAATCATATGCCATCATTCCGGCATGTGGAATTTGAAGTGGAAGACATTGTTCGAGGACCATTGGTGAAAGAGTACATCATTGCACGATTGGCATGCGAGGAAATGTTGATAGCCTCTTGACAAATGTGGAAAATGATGTTAATATTATAGTATGAAAACATTTCTCAGAAATCCAATACAAATAGAAGAATTGAAAGCCACAACAGGCACGGATGGGAATAGAGTATATCATACACCAGATGGTAAACTCTATCCCTCCGTGACCACAGTGCTTTCTGCACACACCAAGAAAGGCATCTTGGAGTGGCGTGAGCGGGTGGGTGAAGAAGAAGCCAATCGTGTGTCCAGAAAAGCGGCATTTCGTGGCACCAGATTTCATACTCTAGCGGAAAAATATCTTCAGAATGAATTATTTGGTGGTGATTTCTCGTTGATGGATTACGAGATGTTCAAAGTGGCACAACCTGTGTTGGATAGAATTGATAACATTCGTGCGCAAGAATCCACGTTATGGTCACATCACCTTCGTTTGGCGGGACGAGTGGATTGCATTGCTGAGTTTGATGGCAAGTTAAGTGTCATTGACTTTAAAACGGCACGGCGAGAAAAGGATGAAGAGCATATTCAACACTATTACATGCAAGCGGCTGCGTATGCTATCATGTTTGAAGAACGAACAAAAATTCCCATCAATCGTCTTGTGATTGCCATTGTGGTGGAAGATGGATTCATGCAAGTGTTTGAAAGTCGTAGAGACAAGCATGTAAATAGTTTGTTGTATTATCGTGACTTATACGAGGCGTTCAACAAGTGAAATAGTATCGTAGGATGATGATAAATAGTAGTGTAGGATGGTAGTAGAACAGCTCAACTTGAAACATAGCTTGGACGAGGGTTCGATTCCCTCCATCTCCATTCAATACCACAACATTTCGGGGATGACTGGTTTCGACAGGTTAAGGATTAGATGCGAGAGCTACCCGAAAGGCGACTGCCGTAAGCAGAGCAAAAAATTTAACAGGCGCATATAACGCACCTCTTGCATTAGCTGCCTAATTAGGTAGCATGCCGGGTTTTGGGGGTTCCCTGGGAACAGAAAACCCCCTTCCCTTTTGCTATGAACTTTCAAACAGGAGGTCCTATGTTTAGGAATGTACTTTTGATTGTGATGTTGGCTATATTGTCAACAACAGCCCATACACCGAAACCCATCATTGAGCGGGTTCCTATAAAAAAGCGGTTAGATGAAAAAGAAGTTGTGTGTTTGGCAAAAAACATTTTCTATGAAGCTCCTCAGGAACAATATCTTGGAAAAGTTGCTGTTGCCACAGTTACCATGAATCGTGTTCGCCACCGTGAATTTCCAAAATCCATTTGTGGTGTTGTGTTTCAAAGAAATTCACGTGGGTGTCAATTTTCCTGGACGTGTGGACCCAGAACCCCCTTTGATAGTGCCACATATAAGATATCCTATGATATTGCCGTCCAGGTCTTGACAAATAACTTACAAGTGAATAAATTAAAGAATGCGTTATACTTTCATAACACGAAGGTATCACCAAATTGGACTTTTGCCAGACCCATCACACAAATAGGAAATCATATTTTCTATGAACCCAAGATATCATGACCGAAGAAAAACTTGACCCAAAAATTCTTACAGTTGAATATCTCATCACCCGAGAATTCACATCTGCTTCAGAATTTTCCATGCACATAGAACGGGAAGCCATTCGTAGAAAAATTGGTTATCTGGAAACTCTCATGGAGTATTGTGAAGAAAAGAACATTGATACTGTGGCTGTTGCCAGTATGATTACCAGCTCATTAAAGGCAAAGATACAAGCTGAAGCCGAAGAAATGAATCTCTTGAAGAAATCTCCAAAACTTCCTGTATGACCATTGATGACGCATACCGAATTTACACAGCTCTTCGGTTGCATTTCACAACAGACAATTATGATATCCGAAGTGGTATCATACCAAAGAAACCGAAAGCAGGTGTGAAAACCAGTTTCAAAAAGAAACTTCAAACCTTGATGAAACAATACAATTATCAAGAAGAAGAATTGATTGGATATCTGGTGGCAAACTTTTTAAATGGTAATGAATGGGGTATTTTCGAACCCATGGGCCATGAAATCTTCATGGAATGGAAGCGAATCCAAGAAAGCTTGACCTATAACTACAAACAGGACATCACCAATTTATCCTATTTGGTTTCTACACCCCAGGAGTTGTTCAATTCTTCACAAGGACACCCGGTGATATTGAAGGCATATTGTGGTAAAAAATGTCGGTTAGAAACACTTGTTATTCTAAATAAATTATATAAATTTACTGTAGAGATGGATGAACAGCTTGTGTTGGATCCAGTTTGGAACTCCGTCTCTCGAACAATTCACAAGTATTCACCTTTCATCAAAGTGGAGAAGGAAAAATTTTCAATGATTACAACACAGGTGTTCCATGAGTAGGTATCGGGATTCAGATTATGAAGATGAGTATCGGGATTTCAAGAAGCCCAAGAAAGTCACCAAGGACAAGTTTGGTAAGCATCGAAATGCCATTTTTGATATGTTGGAAGATGAAGAAGATGATGAAGATTCATATGGTGATAACATTCGTTATGAGTTTGATGAGGAGTATTAATTTGTTATGGTAGGATACACGTTTCATACACCGTTTTATACACCGTCATACAAGGAGAAATACAATGACATTCAGTAGTTTATCAGATTTACGCAAGAGTCGTGGCAACTTCGACAACCTCATGAAAGAGGTGGAAAAGATTGCAAAGCCCGCTTCAGGTGAACGCCGTGATGATGACCGGCTCTGGAGCCCGGCGGTAGATAAGGCAGGCAATGGTTACGCCGTGATTCGTTTCTTGCCGCCGCCAAAGGGAGAAGAGCTTCCTTGGGTACGCATCTGGAATCATGGATTCCAAGGTCCTTCAGGTCGCTGGTACATTGAGAACAGCTTGACCACATTGAATCAAGCTGATCCTGTTTCTGAATTGAACACAGAACTTTGGAACTCTGGCATTGAGAGCAACAAGGAAATTGCTCGGAAGCAGAAGCGTAAGCTCACATACATCTCTAACATTCTTGTCATCAAGGATTCAGCCAATCCTCAGAACGAGGGTAAGGTGTTCTTGTACAAGTATGGCAAGAAGATTTTCGACAAGATTAAGGATGTGATGCAACCTCAGTTCGAGGATGAGGATCCAACCAATCCGTTCGATTTCTGGAAGGGTGCCAACTTCAAGTTGAAGATTCGTAATGTTGAAGGATATCGTAACTATGACAAGTCGGAATTTGAACCTGTGTCAGCAATTGCTGAAGATGATGCCGCCATTGAGGCCATTTGGAATCAGCAACACTCGCTTACAGAATTCACTGACCCGAAGAACTTCAAGAGTTACGATGAATTGAAGAAGAAGCTGGATCTAGTCTTGAAGGGTGCTCCGACAGGTGTGACTGCCGACAGAATTTCTGAAAGCCGTATGGAGGATGAGCCAGTAGCATCAGCTCCGGCTCCACGGGCTGCTCGGGCACCACAAATGAAAACATCTTCACCCGATGAGGATGAGGATGATACACTCAGCTATTTCAGTAAGTTGGCTGAAGATTAATTTTCATTAAGAGATGTAAAGAAGGGGAGCTGAAAAGCTCCCCTTTTTCTTTATACAACCCGTGTTAATCTTCTTTCTTGGAATCGTAAGTGGCTTCCATGTATGTCACGAAGGGATACCACAACTGCTCCACTTGAAGAAGAACTGGTGGGTGCCGTTGTGTTATTGGCAACATTGTTTACTACAACAGGTGCGGCAGCATTAGGCTGCATAGAGGATTGTTCAACTGCCGCAGTGGCATTAACCCGAGGTGGTGTGGGGGTTGCTGCAGCCCCAACTGTTCTTCCTAGCTGTACACGTGCTTGACCCAGATAATAACCCAATCCTTTATCTTCTTGTCCTGCATTAGCATCTGCTGCTCTAAGCTCATCTGCCTTCTTCAACAATTCTGGATCCTTTTGTTCAAATATTGCTCGAGCATTAGCTTCACCTTGTTGTTCTTTTTCAAGAGCTTGTTCAGCACCACGTTGAGCTTCACGCATATCACCAAAGGCACTCACGGCTTCTTTTACTTTTTTACCAGCCCAGATGGTGGCGGCAATTGTAGCTAAAGGTAAAGCAATGCTACTTAATGCAGGACCAATGGCTGTTAATGCTTTAGTGGCTGGTGTAATGAAATCCATTAATCCATTAAGCATTCCACCGTTCGTTTCTGCTGCTTCTTCAGTGTTTTCATCAATTTCTTGAAGTTTTTCCAACATCTTGGATTGTGTGTCATCTTCTTCAACCACGGTACCAGACGAGATTGATGCCGGAAACATGGTTTCATTGGAAATGTATTGTCCTTTTTTACCTGGCTCTTTGGAATGATACCGACCAGATTTTTCACTATAGGACACTCTTCCTTCTGTGACCTGTCGCAAAACTGTTAATTCATCCA